AATTGAAATACAGTATCTTTTTGTAATGATAATGATGAAACAGGATTTGAATACCCTAAGTCCGCAATGTCTTGTGTTTTTAGTAAGTCGGTTGCATAAGACGCTGTTTTACTACCCGCACCTCCTGTGTTCCCTCCGCTTGATGGTTCTTTTTGGTTATAAAATGACCAATAATCATCTACTTTACCCATTAAAGAACTATTATTCTGTACTGATTGCAATTTTAAGAACTCGTTTTTGAATTGAGTATAATTTAAACCTGCTCTTAGTTTGGATACCTCTTCATTAATTGTCATATCTATAAATATTATTTAGGAGCGTTTTCTAATTCAATAATATACTCCACGTAATATCTACGTATGAAAACGGGCATGGTGATAATATCACCATAACTAAAACCTCTTTTGATTAAAAATAAAATTTCATCTAACTGTCCTTTCTTATAAGCCATAGAAAGGGCGAAAAAACTCAACCCCGAACCCAATTTCAACTTGGGTGTCTTCTCCTGACGGGGTTTTTACTGTTTTTGTTAAATCTAATCCTGGTTTATTTTCTTTTACAAATTTTTTGAAATCTTGGGAATCTTTGATTGGTAATCTTTCCACAAAATTGTGAATATTCATCATATCCTTGTTTCCTGCAACAGATTTAATCATCATTTCTAATTGTTTTGTCACGATAGGTGCAACACCTTGACCGTTCCAACTTCTTTTTAAATCATCAAGTTCTTTTTCTTGTTTTGGTGTTAAAAATTTAAATGTAATTTGAACTTTTGATTTTTCCATAAAATATGGGTATTCACCATTCGAATCGCATTCTAAATTAAAATCTTTGAATTTTAATTCACTCATATCAACAGATACTTCAAATTCCTTTTCGGTTTTAGGGTCTGTTAAATAGAATTTATATTCAGGACCGAAAGCGGTGTTTCTTAAAAATATTAATACCGCTTGTCTATCTTCTTCAACAATATCTTCAATTTGAATATCTCTATCCAAAATTTTTCTTTTTAATAATTCATCTATTACACCATTCGAGGCAATAAGATTTTGAGCTGATAATATATTTTCATCGGCGGCTGTTAAATACGCAACCTTGAGTGATTTCTTTTTATTTTGATAGTGTATACCTCTTGAGGGTAGTTCAACAACATCATATGCAATTGTTGGGTCAACTCTAAATTCTTCCATATTTTTTATTTTATAACTAGTATAGTTTACGAAAACTTTTAAAAAAAGTAAAGGTCTCCTTTTGAGAGACCTTTTATTGACAGATTTTTTATTATTTGATTAGTAAACTAAAATACATCTATCCATTCTTAACGAACATGTGATAGATGCAATATCATCTCTTGAATAATCAAGTTCGTTAAAGTTTAAGTCGGTTATGAAAGAACCTTGAAGTATCCATTTTTCAACCACAACCCCCGTTGGGTCTAACATCTCTAATTCAATATCCTTTTTATAACCAGCTGCGTAACCCATACGACCTGTTACTGATTCGGCGTGTAGACGGAACCATTCCATCAACGCTTGTGACGCTGAAGGACCAATTGGGTCTTTGAAGGTTACTCTTATTTCACTCCATTCAAATCTACCAGCAACATATGTTGAGGTGTTTATAAAAGGAATTGCAACTGAATTTATTTTTGCGCTTGGTCTTGCACTTGATGTTACATACCATTCATTTATTCCTAATGATGAAGGAAATCTAAGTATGAATCGGTTAACTCTTTTCGGTTCGTAAGGAACCGGCATTTTCATTAATAAATCTGCCATGTCAATATTTGTTTTTTATTTTTTTTATTTTTAATCTTTCTTATAAATATGTTGTATATGAAAAAACAAAAAAAATCTTCTCAATACTTGATTTTGTGAAAATTATTTCGTATTTTTTCCATACTAGTACTAGATGCTAGTAAATTAAGAACTAGATTAAAGAAACTAGAATAACTAGAAAGAAATAAACTAGATAAAAATAAACTAGAACTAGAACTAGAATACTGGTGCATATACTGGGTAATTTATAATTTTATTTTTTTTATATTTAGTAGTTCCGTAGGTCACACTATATTATAATGTTCCACGTGGAACATAAAATAGGGAGGGTTTCCCCTCCCCTTTTTATTAGATATCATCAAATGATGCTCCTGTTGGTGTAATTATGAACTCAACATCTATGAATTCTAGAGCTCTTGTTGGTTTGATATAAATCTTACCTCTCAAAGTATTAGAGTCAATGTCTTCTGGGTCGTTGGAAACCGTAACACGGAATTCATATAAACCCCTTTCCCTTTTAATTGCATCTAATATTGGGTTAACCAATCTCAAGAATTCATTACGAACTTGTTCGTCATTTTGTTCGAATAACAATCTTACCGCTACTGCCGAAATTAATTTTCTAGCCCTTAACAATAATCTTCTTACGTTAATTCTATCCAACGCCGATTCACGAATTTGAAGGGTTTTGTTACCCCATATAATTGTGCCGGTATCTGCGTATGTTGCTATTGGGTTAATTCTAGCTTTGTATAGGTCATCTCTTTCATCTAAAGTTAATTTCTTAACCGCTTTAATTGAATTTACTAATCCTCTTGAATAACCCGCTACCGCAAACCAAGGGAAAGATACGTTATCGGTTAACGCAATATTTCTTAAAACTTCACCAGTTGGTGGTAGATATATTTGTACGGCGTTGTCTACGTCTCTAACTTGAATCCAAGGCCAATAAACAGCTGAATAATTACTATCAATCGACACACCGTCCAAAGCGTCTATTACTTCATCCGCAGTACTGTAGTTTGGTGGTGAAATTACGTAAAGAGAATCCGCTCTATCGTCTTCAATCATATCAATTGCATATGACGTTAAAGAACTATTGTCATAGAAGTTAATACCCGGTGTTGCAAAAATGTTTATATCAACTGATTCAGGATTTGAGAAGGTGTCAATACCTTGGGCGTAAGCGTAGTAATCAGAGTTTCCCGATACCGTGCTAAACACGCCTCCATTATTGGTATTACCACTTGTGTAAGTGTTTTTACCAAAGATGAATCCATCACCGTAGGTTCTCACATTTCTATAGATATCCCAACCATCAAATCCTCCAGCAGCGGTAAAAGTGAACTTACGATAATTGATGTTTGTCAATACGTTACTAACTCCACCTGTTTGACCCTCTAAATCATACGATGTAGTTAAGAAAGTTGTTCCTGTGATTGTAGACGCGTTTGTTGATAAGTGGAAACCCTTAGTCGTACCAGCCGCTGAAGTTCCTTTGAATTTAAATAAGTCCCTATCGTATGTTACTTTATTGGTTGGACTTGATAAACCAAAGTATGTTTTTCTCACTTTATCACCTGAAGATAAAACCGGTGTTCCATCTGCGAGATAAGATTCGGTATCACCAGCATTAAAGAATGTAGTTTTGTAAATCACAGAACCCAAAGTGTCTGAACCGAAAGTACTGTTATTCGGGAATCCTTTAAATCCGGCGGGATATGCGTCAACGGGGTGATTATCAGACATTAACAGCATAATGTATTTTGAACGTATTTCATATTCACCATCGGATGTACCAACCTTTTTAGCCACATAATTAGGTAAATCTGGATTCATACTACATCTACTAAATTTTTCAAGTACGACAATATTATTGTCTGTATCGTTAAAATCTCTAACAATTAAGTCAAAGTCACCCGTGTCTATATTGATATTAATAATAGAAATTTTTACCTCAAAGTTCGCTGCGTCCCCGTCTGATATTGTAATTACATCAAATAAATCATTGACTTCACCACCTCTTACTTCAGAAACAACAGTTGGTGATATTGGAGTATCATAAGACGTTTTAAAGTCATTACCAACAGTTTCATAAGATTCTGTTAAGCTTAAACCTCTAATATATCCTTCTTCATAAGCTCTTAACAAATAATTTGGATAAGCTTCAAATACATAAATAGGAACGTCACCTTTTAATTTGTCATAAACATCTGTACCAAATACTTTTGTTACATATTTTGATGACGACGCATCCATACTACAAGTAAATGATTTTGCTCCGCTCGTTGAACCTGTAATATTCACTGTAAATTCAGCTAAAGGATTTGTAGTAATTCCTGAACCTGTCACAATGAAATTAGCATTCCCCGTGGACTCTAAGTTTAAAGTTTGTTGGCTGTAAGAGCCTCTTGGTCTGAACGCTAAAACAACCTGATTATTATATGCCGTATTGAGTGTTGCGTTGTAGGTGAACTTAGTCACATCAAATCTACTTGCACCACTGTTGTATACAAATAAGTAAGAATACACTTCAGAACCCGCGGAATTTACTAAAACATTATACCATTCCTTATTGTTATTATTATTTGCGTTATTTAAACCTGTTAGAGGAGAAAGTTCTTCAAGTGATGCGGTTTGACCAGAGGTTTGTGAAGTTGGTACTTCACCCATAACAAACCACTCTCCATGATTAGATGATGTGTTACCACTAAAGTTTGCCACAATATAATCTGTAATATAATTTCCATCTACAGATATTTTATCTGATAGTTCACTATAAATCGTACTTGCCGTGATTGTTGTGGTCTGTGCTGACATTGTTAAACCCGTGGTTGTACCACTAAGCGATTCCAATATAACACCAGCAATTGTCTTAACCCCGTAAGTTTTAACAGGTAAGTAACCCGTTAAACCCAATATTTTTGTTACAAATAATTGGTTTGATTCTTCTAAATAAGATTTTGCAAAATAAGGTAATTCATATTTTGGGTTATTGTTGTTGTCTTTTAAGGGACTTGTTCCTCCAAAATATGACTTGAATTCGTCAAAATTAGTTATTAATAAAGGTTCAAAAGCGGGACCCTTTAAGGTTTCACCCACCAAACCTAATGTGCTGACACCAACACTTTGTGCCACGAATGTTAAGTCTTTTTCGGATGTGTATACACCCGGAGATACAAAAACTCTATTTGAATTTGCCATTTTTAAATTGTTTGGTTAATTAATTTTATTTCTTTATCAATAAATATCTTTGTTTTTAGCAAAGATTCCCTTGATTTTTTTAAAAATGGTACTTATGGATACTAATTTATACTTTAATATCTATATTTATCTTTATCATGAAAAACTCCTCGAAAAATATAAAGGTTAGTGAAAATCATCATAAAATGTTAAAAGAACATTGCGATAAAAATGGATTAAAAATTTACAAGGTTGTTCAAAAATGGATTGATGAGTTTTGTAAAACAGGAAAGGTGAATGATTCACCTAAGAAAAAAGACCTATACGGGGATTAATTGAATATTATTAAGCACCATTTGTTGAAGACGGTGTTGGAGTAACAGATGGTGTAGGAGTAACACTTGGAGTAACAGATGGTGTTATCGATGCACTTACTGATGGGGTAAGAGAACTTGTTGGGGTCACAGATGGCGTTGGGGATGGTGGGGTGACTAAATCAATTTGCAACGTATCATTATCACCGATACTTTGAGTTAAAATATATGTTTCAGTGTTCGGTGCATTACCGGTATATCCACTTATTAGGTGACCATTTTCATAAACACGTAGAACATATCCGGTTCCACCAGTAATCGAGACAAACAAAAAATCACCAGCAACGCTTGAATTAATAAACGCGTTTTGACTTACCCCATATAAAATAGGAAATTCAAAGTTCCACATAGCCGAAAAACTACTACCAAAAGATGATATTACAGAACCATTAGTATTAGTATTTGTAAACAATAAATTTCTGAAAGGCGTGGGTGTTGGTGTTAATGTTGGAGTTGGGGTTGGGGTTAATGATGGAGTTAATGATGGTGTTGGTGTTATTGATGGTGTAATAGAAGGGGTAATTGTTGGTGTAACAGATGGTGTCATGGATGGTGTGGTAGATGGCGTTATCGACGGTGTGACTGAACTAGTTTGAGTTACAGAAGGTGTAATTGATGGTGTTGGTGTTATCGACGAACTTACTGATGGGGTAATAGAACTTGTTGGGGTTACTGACGGAGTTAATGATGGTGTTGGTGTTATCGACGAACTTACTGATGGGGTAATAGAACTTGTTGGGGTTACTGACGGAGTTAATGATGGTGTTGGTGTCGGTGTTGGAGGTATCGTAAAAGTTGATTGGGTGATTACATCGTACCTATATTTTGTTTTTCCAATTGTATCGACTTCAATGGAACCAAAAGTGTTTGTTTGTGTTAAATTACTAAATGTACCATCAATAGTATATTGAGTGGTTCCACTATATTGATTTGATTCAATAAAAATTTTCACTGGTATACTTATAGAACTACCAGTAACCGTCGATAACGTATCTGTAAAAGATATTTCAACGGTTTTATCCACTTTTTTAGTTGATGTTGCAGTGTATTGTGCAATGATTGAACCACTTGAGTAATTTGATGATATAGTTATTATATTTTCAGATTTATCGATTGATGGTATACTTCTTAAATCAGGTTCAATCATCGTTATACTTCTATTTACCGCTGGTGAAACTTCGAACTCCTCATCATCAATTAGAAACCCTAACATTGTAAATCCATAATTTTGAACGTAGAATCTTCTACCATCCAAGGTGTCCATTGGGGTATTATCTTCAATTCTATCTAACACGATTGGAATGTAGTGTCCTTTCACTCGGGTGTATCCCTGACGAGACGAAAACTTTTGTAAAACCTTTTGATTGAATTTATTTATGTCTCTAAATTTTGTACAGACAATTGTTACATCAAAACTAATGTCAACCGCAATTGGTTGAGGGATTTTATAGATATCAGCACCCATTTGGTTTCCATCCCAAGTTGGAACCGAAGCGTAAAAGAAATCTCTTCTATCAGGGATGGTTCTTTGAATTGATGGATTAGTACCTAATTGAACTTCAGGTTTTCTTACAACCGCGATAAACGGTAATTTAATATTTCCATCTTCATCACTAAAAGACCAATTATTGGTGTATTCACCCCACCTTTGAATTGTTAAAATTTTTGGAATCATAGGTATTTGGTCACCATCGGAAATTACTTTGAAATTTTCTTTCACAAATTCCAACATACCTAAATCAAGGTCGTCATGTAATATTGAATCAGGAAGGAATGTGTCAGATTTTATAATTTCTTCTAACAATTCTTTTCTTCTACCCATTATTGCAGGACCATCGGCGTTTTGGTTTGCGCCATATACTTTAATATCTTTTTTTCTTTTTGGTAATCCCATAATTAAATTCCTCTAAATTCAGATTCTTGGGCTATTGCACAAGTGATGGTTCTATAATGAGGTCTGAAACCAAACATATTATGTTTATTATCTGAAGTAACCTTTCCATCGTTTACTACCGTATAGTATCTAATTCTTTCTTCTGATTCGGGATATCCAATAAAGTCACCATATCTAATATCAATATCCATTTCTTCAAGATGTTTGATGTATACGGATACTGTCATATTACCAGGTTCCAAATATCTATTTACACCTTTAGTGTATGAATTATTTTTAGGTTCTTCAATTTTAACCAATCCAAAAAATTCAGTAGGTGGTAAAAATTTAATTTGGTCTTTACCCACCTCACCATAAACATCATCTGTGTCGGTTTTTTGTCTATCTACCCTAAATAGAACTAATTTCATACCCAAATCACCATGCAAATATTCTTCACCTAACTGAACATTTAAATCAAAATCAGTTTCAGAAAAGAACTTACTTAGCCTGGTTATTGGTAGTTTATTTTTCATTTCTTATAAATAGTTCATTTATTGATTCTATTTTAGTATATTTAATTTATTGTATGCAGAGTCAGATTCCTGAGATAGAAGCGAGAAAAATTTTATCAACTTATCAAGGTTTTAATAACCAACTAATTGAGTGGAAAAGAAAATTATCCGAAGTGAGAGGTTTTCAGTTAACAAGACCTCAAGCCGATTATGTTTTAAAATACCATGATGTGGTCCCCCGAGTTGCAAAAAAATATATTAGTATTGTTGATGGGTTTGCGGACAAGTTGATGGAATCTAAATATCTAACAAAACCACCCGAAAAAATATGGTGTGAAAAGTTATTATGTGAAAGTGATATGGCGTATCACATATGGGGTAAAATTTTTGAAAGTGAAAAAAATTCAGCTATGTGGGTTCCCAAATCTGCTATTATACAAGAAGAAAAAAAATTAAATAGAGTAGTTGATTATTCCCCTTACGATAATAGACCTCCATTATCACATCAAAAAACGGCGATTGAAAAATTATTAGCCAACGACAAATATATTCTCGCTGATGATATGGGATTAGGTAAAACGACTTCAGCGATTATTGCTTCGTTAGAAAGCGGCGCAAAAAAGATTTTAATAATATGTCCAGCGTCTCTAAAGATTAATTGGCAAAGAGAAATTGAAAATTACTCAGACAAGAAAACTTTAATTGTTGAGGGTCGTAAGTGGGGTTCAACATTTAATTACTACATTATTAATTATGATATTATAAAGAACTATCATTCAACTGATACACATGAAATTGGTCAAGAAAATACCAATTTAATAACTAATGAAAAATTTGATTTAGTAATAGTAGATGAGGCTCACTATATATCAAATACAAGTGCTCAGAGAACTAAATTAATAAATGACATGTTAAAAAATATACCAAAAGTTTGGTTACTAACAGGCACACCTATAACCTCTAAACCAATCAATTATTATAATCTATTAAGAATTGTAAATTCAAATGTTACATTAAATTGGCAAGGTTATGTTAAGAGATATTGTGGTGGTTACCAATTTACAGTAAACAAAAAAAAAATATGGAACACTAACGGTGCAACAAATTTAGATGAACTTAGGATGAGAACAAAAAATCTTGTTCTGAGAAGGATGAAAACAGACATTTTGGATTTACCTGATAAAATTATTACACCAATTTTCTTAGATTTAAAAAGCACTTATTACGATGAAGAACTTGAAGACTTTTTAAGAATTACAAGTGAGGCTAAAAACAAAGAATCATTATCGGTGACAATTAATCGTTTAATGAAAGTTAGACAGATAATTTCACAAGAAAAAATTAATTACACGTGTGAGATTATTGATAAGTGTTTAGAACAGGGTAAAAAAGTAATCGTGTTTACTAATTTTACAATGTCATTGAATACGATACACGAAAAATACAAAAAGAACTCGGTAGTTTTAGATGGTAAAATGTCCAAAGATAAAAGACAACAATCAGTTGACCGTTTTCAAAGTGAGGATAAAGTTAAGGTATTTATTTCAAATATAGTTGCGGGAGGAGTTGGTATTACCTTAACATCTGCGGAGGTTGTAATTATGAATGACCTATCATTTGTGCCCGCACATCATAGCCAAGCGGAAGACAGAGCTTTTAGGTACGGACAGAAAAAAAATGTGTTAGTATACTATCCAATTTTTGAAAACACCATAGAAAAAATAGTTTATAATATGCTTCAAAAGAAAAAGAACATTATTGACCAAGTGATGGGTGATGGTGATTATTCTGAAAGTTTTGCCCAATCAATTCTTAAAGAGATTCTTTAAGGTATTTGTCATAAAGTCAATATCTTCTTTTTTCTGAGAAATACTATTAATTATTTCAATCCATGTATCGTGAATTTTATTGATATCAAAATTTTCGACACTTGAAGGTAAACTCACACAAACTTTTCTTTCTTCTTCTATAAAATTTAAGTTTGTGTTTTCAGAAACTTCAAGAGAAAACTCTACATCGTTTTTTGAACAATACATAAAAAACTCAAAGAAAATTTTTGAGTTAAAAACATCATCAATTTTTTCTTCCATAAGTACATTATTTTTGTTATATGTATACCAACCATTTAATTCGGGTATAATTGTATCTTCTTTAAGATGTAAAAAAACCATTCTCGTTGGGCTCACAGTATGAAATCTAAAATCATAGTTCAATGATACCAAAACCAAAAAATCAATGTTTTTACCAATGTAGTCCTTTACATCTATTATGTTTTTAAAACTATCACCTTGAAATTTAACAACCTTACTTTGAATCCTTTTTACTTTTGTGTCATCCTTATTATTCACCGTGAACAAATCACAACCATTAATCATATCAATCAAAGAACCTCTATATAAAGATGTCCTGTAAATATTCACCGATTTTACATTTTTTTTAAAATAGTACTCAATACATAATTCTGCAAACGTACCTATTCCCATAGTTTTCGATGCGATGTTAAAA